GCCTGATTCTTGGCAACATCAGTCACCAGTGTAGTTGTATTCTCAGGCAATCGCTTGTTGCCATTGATGTCCTTGATGTAACCTTGTGATGTACTCATAATCGTTATCTTTTTTAATTGTTATTATTCAGTTATCTCGAAATACAAGGCCTGCTGTAACAGAGCCTCGATAGCAGCGAGACGGTCATTGAGTGATGGATAGTCGCCCTTTGAGCCGTCCACGATGGCCTTGGCCGCGTCGCCCTGCTGCTTGGCGTAGTCGCCTTGTTCCTGAGCATAGCCTGCCTTGGTGTTAGCCAGCGTTGCCGCGTCGTTAGCGAGTCCAGCCTTCGTGTTGGCAAGTGTGGCAGCATCGTCGGCCAATCCTGCCTTCGTGTTGGCAAGGGTAGCGGCATCATTGGCAAGTCCAGCCTTCTCTGTGGCAAGGGTGGCAGCATCATCAGCCAGAGCCGCTTTACCGTTGGCGTTTGTAGCTGCATTGTTAGCCGACTGAGCCGCCGACAGAGCCTGCTGGCGTGCCCCGAGCGTCTGAATGATAGCATCGAGCGTGGCCTGTGCCGCTGCATTCGCGTTGGCAGTGGCTTGCTCGGTCAGTCTCTTGGCGGTCAGAAGGTCGGTGATGCACTGGTAAGCCTGACGCAATACGCGGTCGTACTCCTGAACCAACTCAGGGTCAACAGCCGGGGTCGATACCTCCTGCCAATACATGCTTATCTCGTCAACATGGTCGAAACGGGCATCGAGCGACGGGAAGTCGCCCTTTGCGCCGTCTATCTCATTCTTGGCATAATCACCTTGGTCTTTGGCATAGTCGCCCTGCGTCTTAGCGTAATCACCCTGTGACTGCGCATACTCGGCCTTTTGCTGAGCCAGTGCCGCCTTGTCGTTGGCAAGGGAAGCGGCTTCATTGGCGAGCTGAGCCTTCTCCTGAGCGAGAGCGGCTTTTTCGTTGGCGAGGGATGCTGCGGCGTTAGCCAGTTGCGCCTTCTCCTGTGCAAGAGCCGCCTTTTCGTTGGCAAGGGCTGCTGCGGCGTTGGCGGCTGCGGTGGCTTCCTGAGAATCGTGTTTCAGCGTTGCGAACTCGCGCACACGGGCTTCTTCCTGGTTAATGCGCGTCTGCTCATTGCGGATGCGTTGCGCCTCGTTGTTCTGACGGGTCTGCTCTTGATTGATGCGAGTCTCTTCGTTGCTGATTCGCGTTTGCTCATCCGCAATGCGCTGTTGCTCGTTGGCTATTCGCTGCTGTTCGTTCTGAATGCGCTGTAGCTCGTTGTAATAGGCTGGCAGTTCGTACTCCAGTTCAGGTGCCGTCTCGCCTTCAAAGTCGAGTTTGATGTAATAGGTCGTGCCGTCGATGTCGGTGGTCACGTCCTGCTGGTTCATCACCTCGTCGAGCACCGCATTCGGGAATTCCTCAGGCGTGACGTGCCAGGCCATCTGCATCTTCAGGTCGCCGCATGGCAAATTGTGGTCGTCAAATAGCACCAGCAACCGCGTCGGGTCTTCAGGATCAACCAACTTGCATCGCGTCCATGTCTCACCGTCCCATCCGACGAAATAGCACCGCGCAGGCTCTGCCGTCCAGAACTTGATGCAGAATGGTGTCATCCATCCGGCATCACAGCCAATCGTCAGCAGAAAGTCTGACTTGAAATTTATCCTTTTATAGTTTCTTGCAGCCATATTGATTATTGTTTTGTTCGTAGGTTGTGGATGCCAGTCGCATGTACGGCTTGATTAATAAATCGAACGTGTACGGCACGAGACTCATGTTCTGCGCACTCACTGGGCTGCGATACTGATAACTCGTATCTACCAGCATGAGCGCAGCATGGCGCAGCGGGGCAGGAACACGCCCGTACACCTCAATCACGTCCTCATACGTGCGGTTGAGATAATTCAACAGCACCTCTTCCGCGCTCTCGCCATATTCCTTAAGCAGTTCGTCTTCGTCCGTGAAGTCCGGCTCAATCCTGAGCTGCTGCTTGATGCGTTCTAATGTCAACCATTTCATACTTATATCGTTTGTTCTTTGCATAACCGACAAAAGCCAGCTGGGGGTTTACCAAAACAAAAAAAGGGGAGCCGCTGCTCCCCGACAATCATAAACCATAACTAAATAAACCTATGAATTACTATTCCACGAATCTGTTCGCCTCCCAGATGCGACGGGACACGAGCCCGCCGAGTTTCTTGCCTCCGGCATTGACCCAGCGCAGGAACTGCTCCTGTACTTCCCAATCTTTTCGGCCACTCTCGATGTACTGCTTCAGCGTCGAGCCGTTGAACTTCGCTGGTCCGCAGTTGTAGATAAAATCGAGGATAGCATCGAACTTGCCCTGGGTCGTGATCCTTCTGCACTTGTTAGCCACTGCCTCGAACTTGGCGAGGTCTTCCTTCAGGAACTGCTCGGCTTGAAACTGCGTGATACGGTCGCCCTTCTTCACGCCTGCCGTATGGCCGTAGCCGATGGTCCAAACTCCGGCAGAATCCTGATAGGCCGTCAGCCTACAGTTCTCCATCTTCTTCAATTTCTCGATTAAAATATTGCTTGCTTTCATTGTACTGCTGTTACTTGGATTGATAATCTGTCACTACTGTCTAAGCCGCCATATTCGCAATACCAGTCATCGCGGTCGCCAATGCTGACCAAGACACGCCACACCGTACCTCCATAGATTGTCTCCATTGAATGACGGTTGGCGAAGACACCATAGACGGCGAGGTAGACGGTCTGTGTACCCGTTCCTGGTGTGATGGTGATGTTCTCAGAGGTTCCCCAGTCGGCTGTGCCTGGCTCGCTGTTTTTCAGGACGAAGCGCGTACCATTGTCGGCACTGGTGATTGTATAATAGATAAGATTGACGCGACTATTCGAATCAAGGAACTGGCCATCTAACTCTATCTTCACTGCATTATAGGCAAACGTAAGCGTCCGGCTGGCATCACGCGGCACTTCCAGCTCGAAATAGATACGGTTGTATGTCTGACCGCCAAGCACAAGCCCTTGGAATGGCTTCGATATGAAGTTACCAGTTGAATAGGCTGTCTTCATTGCAAACGACATTGGATAATAAGTACCGCCAGTGTGCTCCACGCGCCACGATCTGTACATGCGCCTCAGTGGGAATGAAGTATTGAGTGTGTTCGGATGAGCACCAGTCGATTGCATAAGTGGTATATAAAAAGTCTGACCGCTGATGCTGAAATAAGCGACATAGAAGGCAATGATGGTCTCGCCGTCGATTCTGCTGAAATCAATCTTCACCTCCAGATAGTTGTCAGATGGCAGCTGTGAGCTTGGTGTCGGCGTTATTGAAACGCCCGTCACGGCAGCAAGGTCTGTTGAGCTTGGGATGGTCTTGGCCAGAATGACGGTAAATTCGACGAATGTTCCTATATCAGAGAACAGGTCGAAGAACGATGTATAATAACTTGATACAGAGGTCGAATACCAGAAGATGGAGCACTTCTGCGTGCTCTGGTTCGGGTTCTGTGGGTCTATGAGTATAGGCGAGCCTCCGAACTCTGTCTCGTAGTCCGTGGTGATGTTGTAGTACGCCTTGCTGCAATAGCCAAAAAAGTCAACCGGACGGAACGGCTCGGCTGATCCTCCTACGGGTGGGACATAGACGAAATTGTCATGCAGCGGATTGTCTGTCGCACCGTTGTACAGGTTTCCGATAGGATTGAGCGCACCACGCACGTCGGCGACATTGGTGAATGCCAGAAATTTGATGCCGCAACACGTAATCCATGCGCATTTTGACTGGCACGTATAGTTGCCGATGACCAAGCCGGCTGCCACCTCCGTCACAGAAGGATGACCCTTGTACCACATCAGCGTCTTTCCGTAGGCCGACATAGGATTAGATCGGTCTGGCTCAATATACGGAAATGCCACTGGCTTCATCTTCGACCAATGGTTGATGTACGGGTACTTGCAGAGAGTACCGACATCATTGCTGCCTGAGCCGAGCGCACGCTGCACGTCGTAGACACTTACCGGCGCAGAAACAAATCCTGTATCACTGTCGTATGGCATAGCTATAGTTCTTCGTTGTTTGGTTCGATGTCGTTTTTCTTCGATTGTCGCTTGGTCTTAATCTCCCCGTCTTCCGAGATGGTTACGCGCTGACGGAGCTTGCAAGCGAGGTCGCCGCACAAAAAAGGGGCCATCGCGTCTACCTTTCTGCCCAGACGGGCGATTTTCTGTTTCATATCAGCACGGTCGTTCTCGGCCATGTCTTTCCACTCGAAGATGCTCGCCTGTAGTTTCTCCACACGTTCGCGCAACTCATTGCGGTCGTGCTTGTAGTGGTCGCGCTCAGCTCTCAGTTCGCTGATCTGCTGCTTGCGGTCTTCACGCTCTTCCTTAGTATCGTTGAGCATTTGCTGGTAGAGGTCTTGCATGTCCTTGGCAGCATCTACCTCGGCGGTGATGGCCTCGGCTTTCGCCTTGCGCCGCATGTATCGCCATGTGAAGAAGGCACCGCCACCTCCTCCAACGAACAGCCCTATGAGACTGATGATGGCCTCCAGTGTGATCTCCATAAGCCGCTACAGTGTCAAACCGATTAAGAACTCACGGACTTTCGGCAGAGCCATCCACGTCAGGCCGAGCACACCGACTGAAACGACATACGCCTCATTGTAGAGCGTATAGCCAAGACCGCCTACAAAGCCAAGGGCAAACAGGCAGATCATCAAGAAATAATAGATTTTCTTCATTTTCTTCGATATTTTGATAATTAAACTTCTTAACTATCGAAGAAAACTTGTTTGGGGTTTACCATCATTTTCCTGAAGTCAGGAAAACGATATGTGCGTTTCATAGAAAAGCCCGACGGGAAAATTTATCAAAACCCGTCGGGCAAAAATAATATGTCAACAAAAATTTTAAGAGCGATACCCTCACGGGCATCATCACGCCTCACGGCGTTATTTCGTCTTCCACACCCAGATGGCAAAAGCAATCAATGCAATGCCTCCGAGGATATACCATACATTATCCATATTCATTTCCTCCATAAGTTTACTTGACCGCCAACACCGATGAAGATGTCCGGTCTTTTGTTGATAACTCCAAACCCTGCACCCGCCTGGATGCCGAAAGTGATCAGCGGCGACGGATTCACGATGGTCTTCGTGATGGTAGTCTGTACCTCGGGTGTATATATCCTGATACTGTCGAGATTTGGCTCATACCCACTGACCCACGCCGTATAGAGCGAGTCATCGTACCGCTTCTGCACAATCGGCAATGCCACCTCGATGCTGTCATCAACACACGGGGTCTGGTTGTCCTCAGACGGAACAAAGTGGTCAGCCCCCTTTGTGTCCTTCGGCACGGGAACTTTGACATACACCACCCGCCCCGTCTGAATCGTCTCTGCCGCGACTGGTTGATAGATGGTGGTATCTCGCCACACCGTGTCGTGCTCGATCACCACCGTCGGCTCTGGCTGCTGTCGAGACAGCAGAACCACGTTCGTCACCAGACTTAGTGCTATGAGTCCTATCACGACCCACCAGCACCCTCGCATAGATTTCTCTTCGCTGTTCATAATCAAATTCGTTTTAATTCGTATCGTTATTCTTCAAACACAATCTCTTTGCCGCAGGCTTTCGCGTAGTAGTACTCGGCGGTAGCTCCTGGGGAATCGCGCCAGTCCTTCAGCAGATAGATGGCATCGCACAGCGCGAGACTGTGCATGTCCCATAGTAGCAGCCACGCATACCAGTCGAACGCGCCGAAGTCGAGGTCTTGCCATTTCTTTTCTTCAATCTTGACATGTTGCTGGGCTTCAATTTGGAATACTTTCCCAGCAGGGTTTATCACCGCCCAGCCGTCGTTTGCCAGTCTTTCCTGAGCTGCCTCGAATTTCTTCACTGTGGCCCTGCTCAGCTTCTTCTCTCCCATCTTGCCGGATATATAAATCAATTTCTGTTTGCTCATAGTTCCTTCTTTTTGATGTTTTCGGCTCTTCGCTCTAACTTGTCGAGAATCACCAGCCCTTGCTCTGGTGGCACAACCTCCAACACTTGCAAAATGCCTTCGAGATAGCCAAACTCTGCACTACCATCTACGCACTCCACGATGTCATTGTTACTCACAAGCCATTGGTGCTTGTTGAAAATCTTAATGTAAACATCAAGAATCCTTTTCAAAAGGTTGTATCGCTTCTGCGATATTCTCATTTCGCTCATAGTTCCTTTTGCTTTTACGATTTATTCATCTTTGATTTCTTCATGCTTTGCAAACACCAGCAGGCGGTCGGTGCTGTTCTGGCTGTCGTACTCGTAGCCTTCCTCTTTGTACTTCTCCACGGTGCGGTTCAGCGTGGCATTGTCACCAGCGTTCTCTATCACGATGAATCGGCGACGGGTGCTTACCAACCTGCCGAAGCCGTGCGCCTTGCGCCAGCCCTTCACCTCGATTTCTTCCAGTTGATTTCTCAGTCGCTTGTTAGTGCGCTGCTGAATCAGCGCGACGATCAGCATGATTACAAATGCAATCGTCATAAAGATAAATTGTACCATCATCGTTTCTTTTGTTTTATGGATATAAAAAAAGAGAGGCACCGCGTCGTGCGATGTCTCTCGATTAAAGTTTCAAGTGTCAAGTGTCAGGGTTTCGACTGCTTGATGAGCGTGTCGATGAACTCCGACTTGTTCTTTTGTTGACTGAGGATGTCAGCAGCTTCTTGGCTGATGCGGATAGTTACCGCCACGTTTCTGTTAGTCACAGGGCGACCGCCGCCACGACTGCCTCCCCATCCTGGGTGTTGCTCATTCTGTGCCATAATTTAGTAAATTAAAAGGTACATATAACCGCCCCCATCACAGAATACATAGCAGTCGAGTTTCGATGCCTTGCAAATCTCGTTGGTCTGCTTGTCGGAATGATTCTTGATGATGTCGTACTCTTCATCCGTCCACTCGCCAAGGTTCTTCTTGCTCATCCTTGCCTCCCATCCTGGAACGAGGTACTTATCCGTGTTCTTATACGGATGCTCTTCGCACTCTTTGATGACTTCTTTCAGTCTGTCGTAAAATTCTTGCTTCATAGTTCCTATTATTTTTCTTCCCAATTCGATTCACAAACATACTCACCATTTCGCCATGCCTCGACAGCCGTTGCGCTGTCAAACACATTGCCAAGCAGATAGTCACACTGATGCTTTGCCTCTTCATCCGTATAGAATGCGTTCTCGGTCCGTCCCACATAACGCTCACCGCTTTCCGTGATCCTGATAAACTCCCATTTGTCCGGCTGCGGTTCTGCATCGTCTTCAACGGTATGCTCATACTGCCACTCTCCGCTTGTACCCTCACGCCAGCCGTGCAACCATGCCCAATTCTCCACAGCGATGTTTCCGTCAGCATCCATCTTGTCGATATAAACCTCAATGTCCTCTCGGTACTGCTCCGCATTGAACTCAGCACGGTCAAGGTGCTCATTCATAAACTCAAAGCCAAAGCCGATAGTCTCTTGAACGCTTGCGAACTCCTTAATAGTGTTGTCGTAGCCCGGTAGTGAAATGTTATACTTCATAATTCCTTGCATTTTAATTGTTGTTATTACTAATTCTGATGCAAAGATAAGCATTTATTTTGGTTTATGCAATCATTTACCAAAATATTTTTGTCTTTTCATCTTGTTTTTTTGCAATAATTAACCAAACACAAGAAAAATGAGGTCATTTGATAGGCTTCATCAGTTCTTTCGGCACACCAAACACATCAGCCGCCTTTTTGCGGTTCTGTTTACAGTCATTTAGCACTTTTAGCACATCGTCTTTATTAAAGATACATGGCGGATTGGTTTCTTCAAATTCCTCATCCAATTCATCTTCCGTGGTCTGTAATGGCTTTGCATCAAGTTTGTAAGTACAAAGCACCTCTATCATGACCACGCACGGAATGGTTTCAACCTCTCCACTTTTATAGTGTACATACGCTTCACGACCGTTATGGTTGTAATTGTAGTGGCTTGTAGTTACTTTGTCAACCAACGCACCTTCAATCCAGTATTCTTGTTCAAGTTTGTTGATAATGTGAATTGTTCCTTCCATAATTCATTTTGTTTTAGAATAATTTAAAAACTCTTGTAAGTTTGTGGCGATAAGATTTATGTCACCTTCTGCTACCTGATCCATTCTACTGTCGAAGTCGGCATTTAGAGGTACAAGGTCATAGGTGTCGTTTTTGGTATCTATCGCTTGCACAACATAATTGATTTGCGAATTGTTGATGTGACAAACAACATTACCAAGTTGATATTTTCTTCTCATATTCTTTTCGTTTTTCTGTTTTACTGCTCCACCCGCCCTTCATCCAAATCGAACAGGTACACAGCATCCATTAAGGCATGTACCGGGTCTATCTTGCAACTGGCCGCAGCCCCGCCCTTCACAATACGCCGGAGGTTGGTCGATTCGTTGGTTTCAACGGCACAATTACCGAAGCAGAAAGGCCAAAGTGGTGACATGCTGAACGAGATAAACGGGTCGTTGCGCTTGATCATTTCCTCGATTTCCAATATGCGCGGGTTCTGCACCATCATCGTTTGCGGCACGGGCACGACCATTTTCTGAATGGTCTTGGCGATTTCAGCCGCCGACACGTCCTGACGTTTCTGGAAGAGCGTCTGAAGCCACGCTTTGAGTTGGTTGATGGGCTGGATGCTCTGCGCGGGGTCGTAGCCGAAGAACACGATGTTGATGCCCTGCTCAACGATGGCCGCGAGTTCATTGATGGCATACATACTATCGAACACCTCACCGGGGGCCTTGCGCAGCCAGCCTTGCTCAATCCATTGCTCATACAGCGGCAGATTGGGGCTGTCCCTCATCACGTCTTCCAGCACCCACGCGATGGTGTCGGCAAAGAAGATGTCGCTCGAAGTCTGCGCCTTGTAGTTCACCGCCAGAAAAGTCATGGCAAAGAGGTCGTCGCCATGCGAGAAGTCGAGTCCGCAGTACACCTTCTGCCAGCCCTCCACCATCTTGCAATCGGTGATGCGCCGCGCTATCTGTAGCGGTCTTATTCGGTCGCCCTTCATCCACGTCGTAATCCGCCCCTGCTGCCACATATTAAAGTCCTTCGTCAGCACCTCCTGCTTCGTGTCGTCCGTGCCGGTCGCGGCCTCGTGGAGTCGTTCGCGGTAGTAGGTGGGCTGTACGGTGGTGCCTATCGAGCGGTTCACCTTCTTGAAGAGTTCCGTGTCATTGAGCTTCGTCAGGTCGTCGGTCAGCTCCCACTTGTCGAGCTGGAGCAGGAAGGCGCACCAGTAGTCGTCGGGCGTGCGGTGGGGCTGTCCGAGGGGGTACTGCATCTCGCTGAGCAGCGATGCCTCCACCTGCTCAATCTTCGTCTTGTAGGGGCCTTCCTTGATGCGGCCTGCGGTGGTGGTGTGGAGCAGCAGCTTTTCACGACGCGGACCGGTTGAGCCCCAACACGTATCGACTGCCGCCTGCATGTCGGAGTGGGCGTTGACGTAGCCCGCCTGTCCGTGCTCGTCGGCATGTACCACCGAGGCATAGAGTCCGTCCTTCGAGGTCTTGCCCGCCGCCATGCACTTGATTTCGCCCTTCATCGGGTGACCGGGTTGCCAGTTCAGTCCGTTGCGGGTCATGCGGAAATATTTGCCGCCCATGCGGTTCGAGCACGTGGGATCCACTTGCATGGCAAACTCGCGGATGGCTTTGTAGGCGATTTGGCTCTGTTCGCTGGAGTTGGTGCAGATGAGTGCCTGACCGTTCACGTCGCCCAGGAATCCCACCTCGGTGAAGTCCACCGCGCCGCCCAGCTCTGTCTTGCCGCTCTTTCGGGTCAGGAACCAGTGCGCCTCCTGCGTCAGCCGTCGCGTGTCCCACACCATGCCGTCGCGCACCCATTCCGTAGGCAGCAGCATGTCGCCGTCGTGGTATTCGCGCTCCATGCTGACGTCCACCTTGAAGGCGTAAATCTCGAAGATGAGCCACGCCTGGAAGGGCATCAGCCGCACGTGCTGTGAGCCGCGAGGGGTGGAGAACTTCAGCCCGCCCTTGACGTGTCGCCCGCCTTGCCATTGTCCCTCGATGGCCCGCAGCGACCGCTTCACCCGTTCGGGGTCGAGGTCGTAGGAGTCCATCAGTCGCATTTCCTTGCGGAT